CACACCGGCAAAGGAGGAGCGGACAGATTTCGTGGTCTTCGGCTCGCCGCGCCTGCCGATCAGGATCGGCTCGTTCGAGGTGCGGAACACATAGCCGGGACCAAATGCCTGCTTGCCGTTCTTCGTCATCTTTTCCCATGATCCCATGGTGACGAAATCAAAGCCCCAAGCGAGCAGAACCTCATAGGCCTGAATGACCATTGGATTGGTGGCCCAAAGCCAGAGAAGGCAGTTTTCCGATGCGAGATCGAGAACGGGCATGGCCTTGATTGCGTCAAGCGGCATGCACTTGTAATGAGCCTGCGCGGACTTGCCTTCGCCCTTCTCGGATCGCAGCTTATAGAGCCACGGCGGGTCAGCCATAATTAGATCAAAAGAGAATGGCGGAAGGTCGCCAAAGGGCCAGAGTTCGGGAAACAGTCTCATTGCGAGAGCCTCCCGACAGCACGAACCGCAATATCCGAAAGGTTGACCTCGGACATGGTAACGACGCCGTCATCATCGATTGTTTCAATTCTGGCAAACGTGCGGTCTCCGTGGCAGACGGTTTGGTGTCCCTCATTTTGGAACGCATCGACAAGTGCCGTGAGAAGCTGATCGGCTTCAAATCTCCTCGGCATGGCAGACCTCGCTCATTTCGGGGGTTGTGAAGGTGGCTTTGAACACCGGGACAAAAAACCGCACATTGACGAGCTGGACGGTCCAGCCTCTGCTTCGTGCTTTTTCCCAAGTTTCCGGTTTGCGGTACTTGGTTGCGATCGCCCGTTTTGCGCTCGCGCTCCATGTGCTGGTCTGGAGCTTTCCGGATGGGGAGCAGAGGACGTAGCCCTTGGTAAAGGCTGCCGGAATTTGGCGCTTACTCGTCATGGGCGACAAACTCCAACTCGGCCGGATGGCAATTGCTGTAGTGCTTGTCGCCGTGGAAATGCACTTTGACGTAGTGCTGATGCGAACGGCCTTCCGGTTTGATCTTGCCGTAGCGGGCGGTAACCGTGTGCCGCACGAGACGGTTCACGGCGATTTCGATGCCGTAATAGTTGCGGATATAGTCGTAGCTCATGCCGCCACCTCGCCGCGTAAGCTTTTAGAGCGAACGGAAAAGTGCAAACTGCATATGTGAGCATAGCTGCGCGGGGGTGCGAAATGTCGAAAGATCAAAAGGCCAGATTGTGGGTGTTGGCCGTTCTTGTCGTAGTTACGGCGTTGCTCGTTCCCATATTCCTTGCGGAGCCCAGCTCGATTTTTGATCAGGCGGCCGGCGGCGGTTGGCGCGACATAATTTACGATTTCCAAACGCTTTTTACTGGCATTCTTGCTATCGGCGCTGCGGCGTTCACGATTATTCAGTCTCGAATTATCGAAGAGCGACAGCAGATCCGACACGAACAGTTGTTCGACCTCCAAGTCCGGCCCGATAAGCTGCGCGTCTCGCGTGCTTATGCACACGTCGACGTCATTAGGACACAACGTCGTCATTTCCCGGAGTGGGACGATGAGGCGCTGATAAAAAATTTCCAGAAGGACGGCGAGTTCACCAACTTTCAGCGGGGACAGATCGCCGCACTTCGGACCTTCTGCCAGATAATCAAAGTTGAGTTGCTCCAACCCCCGCTCGAGCAAAGCCGTGATTTGTTCGACGGTAAGCTGCACACGATGCACAGTTCTCTTATGTTCAATCTGGAGAGATTGGAGAACGCTCTCCAACACCTTGATGTCCCCAACAACGCGGTGATGCACGTTGGCAGCGGCGAGAACAAAAAAGACATCGGAACCATGACGGTGGGTAAGAAAAACCAGATGCTGATGTCGGCAATGTTCTACAAGCAGCCATTCTTCCGTGGTCTGGACGAGTTTGTCGCGGGCTTCGAGAGCCTCGCCCGCGAGTACAAGGTCGTGAGGGTTTTGAACTTCGACTGAGCCATCGTGGCGATGATCACTCGATAAAGCTGGACTTACGATAGGCTGCACCATACTTGATCACCTCAGTTCAACGCAGAGGTTTCGAGTTCAGCCGGTTCAATCACGAAATCCTCGCCCTCGGAGGAAATCGTCACGCCGTTGACGAGGCGGGCCTTGTCGGGATCGGCCAACATCGCGTCCTTGTTCAGTTCCTCGCGGGTGCGGATGAATGCAGTCAGACCGAGTTTTTTGAACGCCTCTATCGCGGCCTCGACGCCACGAATGGACACCTTCGGCGGGCGGGACCGCCAGTTGATCCGGCCGTTGCCAAAATCGTGGTATTTCACCTTGCCGTCATTGGTCAGGGCAAGGCGGTTTGCTTCACAATAGGTCTGCACGCCGCGCTCGTGCTCCGCCAGCTCTTCCAGCATCGCAGCGGTATCGGCTTCGAACTTCTCCCCGACAAGGCGGATGGCTTCGTCAGCCAGAGCCTTCTGTGCTGCGATGGAGCGGCGCAGGACGCCAATCCGACCGACTGCAAAAATGGCGTCTTCACGGTTCTGCGGCACACGAGAGATGGCTTTTGTCTTCGTCTTCAATGCCTTTTTCAAGGTCGTTTCCTCAATTCTAAAAGGGAGTGGAAAGGGCGCTCAAGCGCCCTTCGAAGGCGGCTTCAGGAGCTGTGGGGAGAGCGCGGGAACGGCACAACGTTGGTGCCAGGACGCATCATGTGCAGGACCGTCGCGCTTGCCGGAGGGACGAGCTTGTTCAACTCGGCCCTGTTCAAGAGCTGGATGTCGTTGAGCTGCGTTTCCATGGCGACGGCCATCTCGGCATAGCCATCGAGACGCTTCACCAGCAGCTCGACCTCTTCGCTGGACATGACAACGCCGCCATGCCGGTGTACGGCAATCCTGTTGCGGGTGTCGCGCAAACGATCGGAAAGGTAATCAAAACGCTTCACTGTTCGTCTCCTTTATGCGGCTGTGAGGGCAATTGTTCCGGCAGGCCTGATGCATGCGGACGGCGTTGGCGCTGGCGGTGCTGAAAGGGCGGCGCTGCCAACCGAGGCAGACATCTCGGCCGATTTCCTGCAGGACCGGGCAGCGCACGGTCTCGGACATGAGAGCACCGCGCACGAGCTGCTCGATGCGACCGACATCGCCGGGATAGCTGTTCGAAAGGAGCTGGCTGACGGTCGAACCGGCGTAGCCAATGCGTTTGCCGACCAGCGTCTGGTTTTCGGCGTTGCAGGCCTCCGCCAAAGCGATAATCCATTCCGGGGGCTGTTCGCCCCATGCAGCGCGGGCCTTTTCCAAATTGTCGGGCTTGGGCTTCGTCGGGGTCATGCTTCGACCTCGACAGTCTCCGGCTCGCCGAAAATCTTCTCGGCGTTCGGGTCATAGACGCATTGGGTTTTCAGGAGCTTCGGCGCGGCCGGGCCGGTATTCTGAACAAGTCGCCAGATCGTCGGCTCTGTGCGGGTTCCCTTCTGAAGCACGATCAAATATCCGGCCCGCAGGAGGCAGGAAATATAGAGCCGGGCCGAACGTTGCGCGACCGGCATGGTATCCGTCGACGCATGCACGGAAATGTCGATGAGCTTGAAGCCATTCCTGAAGAACGGCGAGCGCATGGCGTTCCAGAGCGCCTGCCGAGCCGTCATCGGATCGGCGATCAATGTACCGTCACGCTTGAATACGGGCGTGGCCGACTGTCGAGCTACGATGCGGAACAAGGCCATGCCACGCGGGTTCTGGTCACCGGTGCGGGTGATGAGTTCGGCCTTTTCGCACATGGCGAGGAAGGTCGAGATTTGCTCCCGGCCGCGATTGTTGGAAAGGCCGAAGATATCGTCCACGCTGAATGGCTGGTTTCGCATGTCGGCGTCCATCATCAGCTTCCAGTAATGATCCTGACCGGTCAGCACGCGCTGGCCCTTGGCGACGGAAATCTTGAGAGCGATTGGAGTAACCCGCATTACGCTGCCTCCTTTCTGGAAGGCAGACGCGAGCGCGAGAACAGGCCGTTACCGCCCTCGTAAGCTGCGAGGTCGATAGAGCTAAGGCCCATCCTCGCAGCCGCCTCGGCAATGTTATGCAGAGAGTTGCCGACGCGACGGACACGGCCTTCGCCTTCAGTTCTGGCCTTTTCGAGCAGGTCATCCGCAATCGACAGCTTCGGATAGAACGTCCGCGCCAACGTGCGGGCATCTTCCATGTCGCAGGGATGAGCATATTTCGTATCGAGGACGAGATCGCGGAAGCGGTCGCCGACATGTTCCAGTTTCTTCGGGAACAGCTCCTCGCCGATAAGCATCACGGGAACACCGCTGGCCTTGGCAATGCCGCGCACCAGCTCGATCAGGTTCTTTTTGATGAGCAGGTCGCCCTCATCAATGATGAGCGGGCGGCGCGGATCGCGGCAAAGAAGGCCGATGACCTCGTCTTCCATGTCAGACAGCGTGCCGCGAGGCTGATAAACGCCGAGTTCGGAGAGGATCGAGCGCAGCAACTTGGCACGGGTCCATGTGTCCCGCACTTCGACGTAAGCAGCGCCGGTCTTATTCTGGCAATAGAGCGCCGCTACGCTTTTGCCATAACCGGAGTAACCGGCGAGAACGCCGAGGTTCGGTTGCAGGGGATGACGGTTCTGCAGCGACCGGACAAGAGTGAGCGCCGTAGTGACGTTCTTGATCGGGGCTGTGTCGCCATTGACTTTCATCGGTTGTGTAGTCATTTTAATCCTCGTATTTATTGCAATGCAGAGGGGTCGATGGCAGTCGGCCCCTTTTTCTTGACCTAGCCGCGTAGTGCGGCGTCGATCCCGAAATCCTCGAAAATGTCCCGGCGTGTCTGGTAATCGGCGCTGGCTTTGTAGCGGGCGAGCTTGCCTGCCGTGGCGTCATCAATGACGACACCGGAGGCGATCTGCGCCTCGACGGCCTGCGCCCATTTGAACATGCGGGCGCTGTCGGAAAGCGCCGCATCCGGGTCCAGATGAATGACGGTGGAATTGCCCTTCAGCTCGGCCTCGCGAACTATGGCCGCGTGGATTTCCGCCGCCTTCTCATTGAGCGTGGCAGACTGCGGCACCTTCGGCGCGGTCATGGCCTCCAGTGCGGCGGCAATGGCGGGCGTGCTGTGCTGCTGTTCGCGCTTGGGCAACTGGATGACGTTGGCGGTTCCGGCTTCGCGCTCTGCCTTCTCCTTCTTGGCAAGGCGGATGGTGCGCTCGATGCCGGACGGTCCCTTCTTCAGTTCGCGAATATCGGCCTTGATCTCGCGTTCCTTCTCGCGGATCAGCTCGGCGGCAATCTGTTTCTGCGCCTTGACGTAAGCCTGTGGATTGACCTCGGAGAGTTCCGGGCAGATGGCGACATCGAGATACCGTCCGGTTTCCCCGTCAAAGACGTACATCTTGCCCATGTCGAGCGGATCGAGGCGGCAGAACACATCGGTGCCGACCATGATCGAACCGGCGAGGTAGAAGAAACCGTCATTCTGAATGCCACGCTTCTGCATGACGCGATGGCCGTTCTTGCCAGCCACCGGCATCAGCAGCGCGTCCAGTGCGCGCTCATCAACGCGGTTGATCTTCGCCAGAGAAGCGGCTGCGACCTCGTTAGGCGAGCGGTCTTTCATGCCGCTGTGTTCCCGCTCGTGATAGACATATTCGAGCCAGTCATCGATATGGCGCTGGAGCTGCTCGGCGGTCAGAGCGACTTCGAACAGGTCTTTTTCGTCAGCGCCAAGGCGTTCCGCGAAAGACTTGCGACCCTCGATCGCTTTCCGATCGGCGACCGAATGGCCGATGTAACCGGGCAGCTGCGGGCAAACCTCGTGCTGGAACGTCTTGATAACGCGCTCGACGTGGCCTTTCTGCTCGGGCGAATAGGCGTCGGATACATCCGGCTCGATACCGAGATCGGCAAAGAGACGCTTGATCGAAACGGCGACGAAATCGCTTCCGTTGTCGGTCTTGATGACCTTGGCCACACCCCATTTGAGAATGGCTTTGCGCATCATCAGGCCAACGGCAGAAGCTCGCGGCGTTTTGGAAAGAGTGATGACCAGCCTGCGCGTGGCGATGTCGATGCAGGCATACAAGGAATGGCGGCCGTCGATGCAGAGCGCGTCGACCGGAGAGGCGTCGATCATCCAGAGCGCGTTCGGGTCGGTAATGTGGCGGAAGGTGCCGGTACCGGAAATCTTCATGTGTGACCGGAACTTGTCCGGGTCGGTGATCTTGGTCAGGACTACCTTTTCCGAGGACTTCAACTGCGCGATGAAATGCTGGAAGGTGCGCTCCGGCGGGAGTGGCTTCAGTTCGCCGTTGCGGTTAACCAGCTCCGCGCCAAAATGATCCTTGCAGTAGCCCCTGATGACATCGGCCGACAGCGCCGGGTTCTTGGCGATCCATGCCAGCACAAAGGCGCGGACCTCACCGTTATTGGCAGTGTCGAGCAGGCCCTTACCCTTGCGGGCCTCCGACCGATCGACAGCGAGCTTGTCCTTTGCGCCTGCCTGTTTGGCCGAACGCCACCGGAAAACCGAGCGCTGCGAAATTTGCGGCAGGATGTCTTTCACCCAAGCGTCCGCTTGGATCATGTTCATGTTCCAGCGGTCGCAGAAGATGAACATGGAGGCCTGAACCGAGATTGAAAGGCCCTTTGAGAAGGTCTCGAAGGCAGCGACTACAGCCAAGCGGGCATCGCGTTCGCGCCGGGCGCGCTCGGTCAACGATGCCGAGGCAGCGGGTTCTGGCTCGGGTCGTTGGTCCACCGGCTCGCTGCCGACAACCATGTGGCGCTGCACATAGGTGACCTGGGCGAGCGTCGGGAACAGGCGATAGTGATACTCCAAACCGCCGCCCACGCCACTTCGGGCCCGGCATAGCGCTGGATTTGTTGACCAGTTCGCCGTATCGGCAAATTTGTTAACGCCGCGTTTGGTTGCCGGAAGGCCGGGGAGAGCTTCATCTGCGATCTCCTGTGCAGTCAACCATTCTTTCAACTGGCGCTTCTCGGAGACAAAAGGGACCGTGTTCAACGCATTGCCCTCACGATAAGGACGAGCGTCGTGGCGACCTGCGAGAAATAGATCATGCCGAGGATGAAACAGGCGATGGCCCACAAGGCCGAAATGTCTTTTACGATCTGGCTTTTCGCGACACGGCAGACGAGCTGCAGGAATGGCGCGATGCTGCTGGCTATATTCATCGGCGTGCTCTCTTCCTTGCGGCGGCGCGAGTTGCTCTCAGCGCCTCCATTTCCTTGATGTGATCCTCTAGGAGCTGGTCCTCGATCATCTCGGCGTATTCGTCCTCGATGACGGTCAGGCCGAACTCGCCCGGCACGAAACCGAGCAGCTCCTTGGCTTTGGTGGCGTGGACAAGCGCGATGAAGGCATCGAGCGGAATGCGGTGTTCGCCGCTACCTTCCGAGGCCCATTTATCGAGTATCGCGCTTGAGATCGTGCGGCCGAGATACTTGCTCATTGCACTGGCGATCTCCGATCGCTGCCAGCCGTTATCGCGGGCATCGCGCAAGGCGCGGGCGATAAGGCGGGATATGCGATTGTCGAGCGGGCCGCGACCGGTCACGCCTTCCTCGTAGCGGATCGCCACCTGCGGCGGCGTCCACTCGAAAAGGTCTTTCGTGAGAGGGTCGCGGCGTTTGCTCATCGGCGAGCAGACCTCCGCTCGGCGAGCCAACGCATGACGGAAGCTTCGTTCAGGCTAAAGAACGCGTCCTGTTCGTTCGGCTTCAGCCGCGTAAAACGGTCATTGAGCTTTTCCCATGCGGCTAACGGGTTGGCGCGGGGAACCTGATCGATGATGGCAATGGCGTCGGCGTAATTCGTTGCCTCGCCGGAAATCAGCAGCTCTACGATACGGGCGGCGCGTTCATACGGCTGGCCAGCAATTTCCAGAAGGGTTTGCTGGTTGTCGGCCAAGCCCTCATCCAGCGCGATACGCTCCCGCAGTTCAGCCGGGATGCTGGCAATCTTGAGGGCGTTGAAAACATTGCGGCGGCTGATCTTGAGGAAGCGCTGCGCTGCCTCGCTGAAGGTGCCGGAGAACGCGGCGGCGGTCTCGATTGTCTCGTCTTCGGAGTTTGGTGCAGAGTCTGCACTTAATTCCTGCTTTGGCTTCGGGCCGCGCCGGACCGGGTTTGCAGCCCGCCAGATTGCACACCAGTCGGCAACGTCGACACTATGCTCCAGCGCCGTCAGTTCGTGGCGATAGAGAGTTTCGGAAATCTCGGTCAGGCGGATTTGAGCGTCGTTCGCGAATTCGTCCGATTGGCGAACGATGGCGGATATGTCGATGCCGAGCGATGTGGCTGCGGCTAGGCGCTTGGCACCGAAGACGAGGCGATATCGCCCCTCGGTACCGGCGATAACTTCGACTGGAACGCGCTGCCCGATCTGTTGAAAGCTTTCGGCCAACGCCTGAATGGCGTCAGGGGAGACTTTTTTTGCGTCGGAGGAGACGTCGATCAGTTGGGGAGACAGAAGTTCAATCTGCATGTGGCACTCTGGATTGTCAGGAAAGGATGCGCGGCCTGACGAAAACATCAGGCGGCGCTCTGCGCGCCGTCAGGCTTCGACGACTTTTTTGCACTGGCGTTGCAACTCTTGTTGCTGCTAGTCTCCCTCTCGTCATGGCGGCCACGGGTGTAGCTGTCGGGAAACATTTCGCGGAATGGAACGTCCAGCGCGTTAGCAATCGCTTCCGCGCCGGGACGGCTGGCACCGATCATGCCTGCACGGCAGGCGCTGGCATAAAGGCCTGCGTCGCGTGCGATGCCTGTGAGGGTCATTCCTCTGCGTCTGATTTCCGCAAGTATATCGTGGCGGTCCCACTTTTTGGTGGTCATGACATCTCCTTTTGTCGGGTGCCCTTGCCGGGGCAGTCGGCTTCAAAGTGTTCAAACAAGAGCCGCGACCAATGTAGCAACTTATAAGTTGGATAACAACACTAAAACGGTTCCCACTTCGTTAATGGGCGTCTTTTAAGTTGGATTACGGAATGTCGTTTGCGATCAATGAGTTGGTGTATGGTTCCAATGACAACAGAAAGTGGGAACGCTGTTCCCGCTGGCGATTTTTATCTTGATGAAGGCGCAAGGGACCGACTTTCGGAGGTCATTACGCGAATCGGTAGTTTGGTCAGAGCTGGCGAGATCGCAGGCGTGACTGATGAACAGGTTCGCCGGTGGAGAGACGGTAAGGCCAAGCCAAACTTCGGAAGCATCGCAGCTCTGACCTATGCTGCCGGGAAATCTCTTGATTGGCTGGCGAAAGGCGACGAAGCGCAGCTGCAGGTCGTTTCGAGCCACGCACTAGTGACCGCAAATGCGGAGGCCGCAGGCTTCACGCTGGTACCACGCCTAGACGTGCAAGTTTCCGCAGGCCATGGCCGGGTAGCGATGGGCGAAGACCCCTTAGAATATCTAGCTTTTCAGGCTAATTGGCTTCGTAGCCGTGGTATAAACCCGAGCACAGCCCGCGTTCTAACGGCTCGCGGCGACAGTATGGAAGAGACAATCCGCGATGGGGATATTCTGCTCGTGGATACATCCATCGACCGAATAAAGGACAATGCCATCTACGTGGTGGTGTACGGCGAAATGGTTCTGGTGAAGCGCGTACACGGACGCTTGAATGGTTCCCTACAGATACTCAGCGACAATCCGCGCTATCCTCCAGAGGAGGTGAGTCCCGGCGAGGTCGATTTGCTTAACATTGCGGGGCGAGTAATGTGGTTCGGCCGCTCGATATAGGGAGGCTATTACCAGATCCGGGGTTAGGTGCCGAATCCATGGCCTGCCATTCGTTCTTGCGCCTGAATATTGGTGAAAGGACCTTCAAGGCCCTCTCCCTAGCGCCGCAGATACGAGAAAATAAGGGTTTTAACCGCATGTTCCCGGAATTTCCCGGTTATTCCCGGATAAATCCCTCGACTGCCAAGTGATGTTGCGGGTTACACTAGATCCGGCATCCAGCCCCGGCGCGTCTGCGCCTTGAAAGGAGTCTATCGCGATCAAGGACTTGATCGCGCTGGACCCCGGATCTAGTCCGGGGTGACGGGGCGGGGCTCCCTGCACACGATACATATCAGGCTTACGCACGGATCGTCATTCCTGGGTTCATCCCGGCCTTCTTGTTTGCAGAAAGAAATGTGCTATATTCTTTCCAAGGAAAGGGTAGACCCATGAATATTCACACCAAGGCCACCGCGGACCCCGCATCGCAAGGCAGGGTCGTCACCAAGGCTGTCATCGCCGCCGCGGAGCGGCTCGGCCTGAATGCCGCCCGCACGGCGGATATTCTTGGCGTTTCCGCGCCCACGGTGTCGCGTATGAAGCGGCTTGATTTCCTGCTGGAGCCGGGTGCCAAATCCTTTGAACTGGCTGTGTTGCTGATCCGGGTTTTCCGTTCGCTGGATGCGATTGCCGGCGGCGACGAGGCCGTGGCGAAAAGCTGGCTGCGCAATCATAACACGGCGCTCGGCGCCGTACCTGCCGACAAGCTGACTACCATTACCGGATTGATCGATGTCCTCTCCTATCTGGACGCCCGACGCGCTCCTGTCTGAAAAACGCGCTGCGGCGGGAAAATACTGGCGGTTGGTGGAGGCGCAGCACCAGGTTTCCACCATGAAGCTGGTGGATACGGTGGAAGAGCAATCGCTGCTGGAAGATATTCTGGAGGCGAGCAAGCGGCCGTTTCCACCCGAATGCGCCGGTTTTGATTATCTTCTCGCGACGCCCTTCCGTTATGGCGCAGCCTATCCGCATGGCTCGCGGTTCCGCCGCGCGGGTTATACCGAAGGCGTTTATTACGCCGCCGCGAAGGTGGAAACGGCGCTTGCTGAAATGGCCTTTTACCGGCTGCTGTTTTACGCCGAATCGCCCGGTACGCCGCTGCCTGCCAATCCAGCCGATTATTCCGCCTTTGCCGCCCGCGTCGCCACCGATGCCGCGCTGGATCTGACCGAACCGGCACTCAACCGCGACGAGGCCCTGTGGACTGATCCCACGAATTACGAAGCTTGTCAGACACTGGCGGATCAGGCGCGTCTCGCCCGGATCGAGGCCATCCTCTACCGCTCGGTGCGCGATCCGGCAGGCGGCCTCAACATTGCCATCCTGTCGCCGAAGGCCTTCGCCGAAAAATCGCCGGTGGAGCGGATGAGCTGGCGCATCCATCTTTCGAAAACCGGGGTGCAGGCGCTGTGCGAATTCCCGATGCGGCGGACCGGTTTTTCGGCCGCGGATTTTGCCGGTGATCCACGCCTCGCCAGCCTGCTAGGCTGACGGGCGTTCTCTGTTTCATCCTCTTGGCGGGCCGACAATGTCAGGCGGAAGCGAAAAACGCTTCCGGATCGTCAACTTCCAACAGCCTGCGCTTGTCGATCAGCCAGAAGCGGTTTCCTACCGTTCGCACAAAACTCCTGTCATGCGAAACGAAGACGCAGCTGGCTTCACGGCTGATGATTTCCGCCTCCAGCGCTTCCTGTCCCTCGATATCCAGATGGTTCGTCGGCTCGTCCAGCAGGTAGAAATTCGGCTCCGCCAGCCTGAGCGCCAGCATGGCAAGTCGCGCCTTCTGCCCGCCTGAAAGCGTGGCGATCCGGCGTTTCTGCATTTCCATGTCGATGCCGGCGCCGGCGAGCAGTCCGTGGATGCGCTGGTCGCCAATGTCGAAGCGATGCGAGAGAAGCGTCGCCGGCGTGCTGTCGTCATCGATGTCGGCAAGCGACTGGTCGACATATCCGGCTACTAGCGAGGGCGTGGCCTTGATGCCCTCCTGAATATGGCCATCACCCGTCACCGCCGCCTGCAGCAGTGACATCAGCCGTGTCTTGCCGACACCGTTGCGACCGAGAATGACGATGCGGTCGCCCTGGCGGATGAATTGCCGGCCGGTGCGGAACAGCACTGTTCCATCCGGCGTCGAGACGGGAACATCCTCCAGAGTGACCAGAACCTTGGCATGGGTGCCGCGATTGGCGAGCTGGATTTTGCCGGCGGATCGTTCGATATGGGCAGGGCGCGCTTTCTCCTCGATCCTTTCCGCACGCTCGCGCAATTGCTTGGTTTTAACGGTCAGGAGATCGCTGCCGGAATTGATGCCGATATTATTGAGCTTGGCCGCCTGCCGGCGCAACTGCTGTGCGGTTTTCATGTCGCGCTGGAAACGCCGCTCATCGGCGGCGTCCTCCTCCTCCAGCGCCGCGCGCGCACGGCCATAGGGCAGGCGAAACAGCGCCGAGTTCTCAGGCCGCAGGAAAAGCGTCGTCCGCGTGACATTGTCGAGAAAGGCGCGGTCGTGGCTGACGATGATGACGGCCGTGTCGCGCGGCAGGGCGCCCAGCCAGCTTTCCAGCACGTTGATCTTTTCAAGGTCGAGATGGTTGGTCGGCTCGTCGAGCAGCAGCACGTCAGGCTCTGTGATCCAGGCCTTGGCCAGCATGGCAAGCCTCTGCCAGCCGCCGCTCAGTTCTTTCAGGCGACGCTCGCGGAACGGCTCCGGCACCAGCATGTCATCGAAGATGATGTCTGCGCGCCAGCTTTCGCTATCGATCGTATCCGCCGGCAGGGCGGAAAGCACGGCATCCCGCATGGTCAGCTCCATCAGGGCGGCAGGCGGATTTTGGCGCACGATGGACTGGGTGAGCCCGCGCAGCCGGGTGATGTCGCCGCTACTGGGCTCCATGT